CGGTAGTTAACCGAATGGGAACCCCTAGTCAACCAGTTCAAGGTTTTCAAGGGGTGCAGCGCCGTGAGGCGCCGCTCCTAAGTTACCGGTAGAAATAGGCTCGTGAGAGCCGATACCTACCACGACCCGTATCCTCGACAGGCAACCCGTTGCCGGGTTGCAAGAAGAGGAAGTCAGGATGCGTCACCCTCTTTCGAGGGATATTCAATCTGAACGACGGTTCGTTGAGCTTTAGTTGAAGATAGGCCTCATGTTTCAGACGAGTAACGGGACTTTTAGCGCGACGTAGGACGTAGGTGTAAAAACCTCCGTTCATATCACGTTGAAAGAACCCTTCATCCGATAGAAACCCATCATCGCCCTCTGTGCCCAAGGGAATTCGAGGAAGGTCATGAGAATTTAGGAATGGATTATGACTCACGTCATAATACAGAGCCTGAATAATCATGAGACCCTCATCGAAATACCAAGGATCACCGTGTATGCGCTCGCCCCATCTAACCAACCGGTTGTGGAAACGAATGCATTCTTCAGGAGAATTAACTAGATTCTTCTGATAGATCGGCGTGACGTCATTACCACCAAGGTAATAATGACGGCCGCAACTTTCGAAGAAGTTCCCAGAGCGGAAGCTCTTGGAATCATTCACACGAAAGCCCAAGTAAGAGAGTGCGTTTTCGAGAGTATCATAAACATCTCTGTTAATGATAATATCGTCACCGTACACTCGAACATGGCGATCTTTGACACCTACCAACTCCGTGCAGGCCAAGGAAATGGCCCAAAAGATCAGCGTCTCCAATTCAAACGTAAAGGCATTCCCCATTGCCGAGAACTTTTCAGTCTCGACTTTGGGACCGTTACGCCCGAATTGGGTGTACTTCGTGCGTAAAGCATGAAGATACTGACACCAATCCCACGGAACTAATAGCGACACGAGCTCTTTAGTAACTGAATCTGAAGCCGACTGTAAATCTACAGTAGCGAGAGCCTGAAAATATGCTAAAGAAGCATCTTTCTGGTTCCCCTCTTGAGAGTTCAGATCGATACCTACGGTCTTGAGACGCGAACGGATGTACTGACCCACTCCTTGCTGCAAATATCCATTTGCAGTAGGTTGCATGTCGATACATCTATCTTTGTCCCAATCCTTAGGTACCGTCGCGAATCGCGATGCATTAGTCTCCTTCCAGAAACTCTTCATGACGGAGAAAGGCCCAGATGGATAGAAGCCAGTTATGGCTTCGCACCAATTGGGATCTCCTTCAATGAGAAGTTTCATGAAAGGTAATGCCTCGCGAGTACACGACATCCCATTGGATAGTTTTTGGTCCCTAAAGGTACCACGTGGGTAATCCCACGTAGCACCCGGGCCCCAGCGACAACTACTGAGAACCTTAGATAAACGAAACGTACCGAGGACTCGTCCTACATGATATTGCGCTTTCGAAATGATCGCACTAATATCATAGCCGGGAAAACCGGTTCCTTGGACAAAACCTCGAATACGAGCGTTAGTTCTTTGGTTCAAAGCCTCATCAGTTTCCCAACCGATGAGTGCAGATGCTCTACTATCGACTTTTCCCATTTTCCAACCCTTCCATTTAGAAAGAATTTTACATATGAAATAATCATTAGCAAAGTCACTTGCATTTGTTGTCGACAAGTCAGGCATCCACTTGACTACGGGCTCATCTCTGAGTACGTGGTCTTGCAGTCGCCTGCTTGCCGGTGAATCGATTCGCTCAAAAATCCGTACAATCGCTGCACGGAAAGCACTATCACTAGTGTAATGAGACATCCAACAAACCCTTTCTTCACTTCAATAGAAGCGATTATGCGTACAGGCGCTCGAGATTCTCGATCACCGTTACGATAGTCGCAATCGATTGAAGATTCGAAGACATCTTACGAATGTTCTGCCGATCCAGAAGGACCGACCGTTCAGGCAAGATGTACTCGGTGAAGACTCGAGGAATGTAAGCAACAGTCGGAGCCGGCGCAATGCCGGAAACCGTCGAGTTGGTCACATTTTCGAGGACCGGTTCATGGAGACCGATTCGAATGCGATACGTGCGATTCGCAGAACTCTCACCCGCTTTCGGCGGAGGAGGGTCCTTGAAATCCACGGAGACTTGCCAGTAGCCGATTGCATTCGCGAGAGTGCGATCGACATACCAAAAGACTCCATTCGCATCTTTGCCACTGGGGACAAAATTGTGAGTGACAGGGGTGGCCTGTGCATCAGCCAGAGGAATCGTGACTGCTTGGGGCATTTATTGCTCCTGGTGTAGACACCATTGTAACGGAATAAACCGTTAGTCTCTCTTCAGCGTAATTGCTGAGCTAAGAGACTGGCCGCGTTTAGCAGACGTTCAGAACCAAAATTAGTTTTGAAAGTCGGCCTGCGCGGGAAGGGGT